AACTCAGCTGCTCGATGCGCTATTGATCGCAAATCAGTAAGAGCCATATCCGCTTCGTGATCATCTCCGTGATTTAGAAGTTTGTTGTTAAGGTCTTCAAAGATGTTTCTTAATTTCATTTCTGCTTTCTTTTGTCTGCCCAATCACGGAAAAGCATGTTACCTTCTTTAAAGGCATCTTCTTCTAGCTTTCGTAAGTGTTCGTTGTTTTGTGCGTAGTTAGGATCTGTAGCATTCTCCACTTCCTCCATATTCAACATTCCAGTTAAGTTTTGGTGGTGGTGGCGCATTTCGTGAGAGAAGCTTCTTAGGACATCTTTAGGGTGTCTGTTGGCTGTGTAGAGTACTATGATTTTATTCTGTGGATCGTAGTGACCAGTTGGAGTTAGTATTCCGTTTGTCATCTGCGGATCGTTGTTCAGCTTAACTCCTGGTAGTGGATATGTTGACCATCCTTGGTCATTCATACACTCAACTAACTCAGCCATACATCGTTTCATCTCATTCATACCTATAAATAGTACTAATTAATGAGAACTGTGCGCTTTCTTGCCTTAGTCATTGCATTTACAATCGCCACTACCTTAGTATCTTTTAGGTTTGTATCATCAAACACTACACACTTGTCTACATACTGAGCGTATATTTTGTTTCTCGAGAAGAAGTTTTTAGGGCTGTATGGTTTGTTGTAATGCACCTCTGAAAGTAAACTGTAGAGGTTTTGTGGTGTGTGTGGTGGATTAGCTTCCCTATACGTGTAGCCAAACTCTAAGGCATACCTCTTGATGTACTTGTCTGCTCCATCCTTTTCTCCCAGCCCTATTATTGTAATGTCATCTCCATATTCCTTTAACTTGAACATGAAGTTTTTGATCTTCGTCTTATTCTCGAATGTCTTAGTTCCCGTAATACCTATCCTCATTTGATGTGAATTTTTTTTGTAAATCACCAATAGTGAGTCCTAGTAGGTTTTCGAAATGTCCTGGTTCAAAGCTAGGCCATCTCCATCCAGCTGTCCAGCCTTCTGCTTCAAATATCTTAACAACTTTCAACCACTTCTCGTGTAGTATTTCATCGTGAAAGCAATCGTTCCAGGATAGTAACTTCTTACCATCCAACAAACAAAAGTCTAATGCTAATCCAAAGTTATGTGGACTGTATCCTGGTCTTCTATGGGTTACAATAGGTCCAGGCAATGTTCGTCCAAACCTATACAATAACTCCTGCTCTTCTGCTGTTCTACTGCCCCATAGAATATAAACTGGTAACTTTTGTGATAAGCATTTTTGGAAAGCTTTCGTTGCTGACTCGACGTGTATTGAATTTAGAGTAGCAATCCTACTCATGGAAACATCTGCAAACTCTATCATCCTTTAAGTCTGTCTTTTTTGTTACACTTATCGGTTCCATTGAAAGGACAGAATTTACATGCACTAGTCTCGATAGCGGGATAAATAGCTTCTGTGTTGTATTGACCATCTTCCGTAAAGCAGGTATCTAAGAAGTCTTGAAACATCCTTCCTATCTTGTTTCTTGTTACTTTACCACTGGCTGGTGCAAATAGTTGAATACGTTTTGGAACAAACTCAGCATTTTCGTTTATCCTACGTCTCACTATCAAATACTCCACGTCAATCATTTCCGGATCCCAGTTGTATTGTTTAGCGTAGAATTCTTTGTACAAAATAAGCTGAGCTGTTTTACTTTGATCTGCTTTTTGATATTTGTTCCATCCACTAGTAGAGGTTTTGATATCCCATACCTTGATACGATTGGTACGTTCATCGAGTATTACGATATCAATAAAACCTATAAAGCGAATGTTACCTTTGAGGTTTAAGCTCAATGGAATCTCGACACCTATTAGTTTGTGTTGTTTACTAGGAAAGTACACCCTCCTATGTCTTTTGAGATATTTCAGTATCTCGATTCCATCTTGCAAAAACTCAGCTAACTCTTTTGGAGTGCTGAAGTGTTGTCCGTTCTTTTTCTCTACAGCCTTCTTATACTCTGCATACATTTGTTCTTGCAGGTAAGCGTTTAGATCAATCTCATCAGCTTTCTTAGCAGATTCAGAATAAAGCACTTGTAGGTAGTGTTGGACTGTATTGTGAAATGCTGTACCGAATAGGGTGTTAATGTTGTCCTCATACGTACGCAGATTATCGATATAGTCAAGCTTCCATCTAAGAGGACACTTGGCATACAAAGAGAACTGCGAATACGAAACTGTCTTTTGTTTTATCTCACTCATAACCTAAAGGTACTTAACTTTATTCGAATATGCAACTTTTACTATTGATTTTCTGGTAAGAAGTCTGCATTAATATGTCCACAACTTGCACATGCAAATGCTTGAATTGGTGTTAGCATTTCGTTACCGGTTGGAGATACTATTGCTGAGAACTTCTTTATTAGGTAGTTTACCACAAAGCGATCGTGTCCACATTCTTCGCAGGTGTAGTTGGTTGCCATAGAAAAGTCAACCTCTTGTTGTATTGGTTTTTGATTCATGCTTGTTAGATTAAAAAAGAGGGGAGCGAACTCCCCTCAACGTAACTAGTAGTAGCTTGGAACTGAGGACTCTTTTTCTTCTTTTTCTTCAGGATCAAAACTGATAACGCACTCTGTGGTGAGCAGTGTTCCAGCTACAGAATTTGCTAACTCCAATGCTGTACGTGTAACTTTGGTTGGATCCACAATTCCAGCCTCAAACATATTACACACAACATCTTGTCTAGCATCGTAACCAATAAATGCTGCGTCCTCTTTCTTATCCTTAATAGCGTACTCAATTAAGTGAGCTACGGTATTTGGACTTTGTCCAGCATTTTCTACGATAGCACCAAATGGCGCTGCGCAGGCCTTTTTGATAATCTTAACACCTAACGCCTGATCATCGTTTTCTGTCTCAACTTCCAACTTCTCACTAGCGTGTAGTAGTGCCATTCCTCCACCAGCAACAATACCCTCTTCAACAGCAGCTCTCGTTGCGTGTAGAGCATCATCAACTCTATCTTTCTTTTCTTTTAGTTCGATCTCAGTCGCTGCACCAATGTTCAGTACTGCAACACCTCCGATTAGTTTGCTTAAACGCTCTTTTAGAAATTGCTTCTCATAGTCGCTGTCTGCTGACTCGTACTGGTCTTTAATGTGTTGGATGCGCTCCTTGATAGCTTCTGAATCTCCAGCACCATCAACAATAACAGTCTCGTCTTTGTTTACTGTAACCATTCTTGCTGTACCTAGTTGATTCATTGTAAGCTTTTCTAGCTTCATTCCCTTCTGAGTTGCAACTACTTCGCCACCAGTTAAGATAGCCATATCTTCTAGCATGTGGATTTTACGATCTCCAAATCCTGGTGACTTAATAGCACAGATGTTTAGAATACCTCGAGCTTTATTGACAACCATAGTTGCAAGCGCTTCTCCATCAACATCGTCTGCTACGATCAAGAGCGGCTTACCTTGCTTGCTACAATTCTCTAGTAAAGCCAACACCTCTTTAACGCTACCGATCTTTCTATCGTAGAATAGGATTAACGGATTCTCTAAAGTCGTACTCATTGTACTTTGGTTTGATACAAAGTAGGGTGAAATGAATCCACGATCAACCTGCATACCTTCTACAACCTCCAAAGTCGTTTCTGAGGTCTTACTTTCGTCAACTTGGATCACACCATCTTTCCCAACACTATCCATAGCCTCAGCAATGATGTTTCCTACACTCGTATCATTATTAGCTGAGATAGTTGCTACTTGACGAATCTCGTCAATAGATTTCACATCACGACTAATCTCACGCAAAGACTCGATAACTTGAGTAGTAGCTTTATCCATTCCACGCTTTAACTCTACTGGATTAACTCCTGCATTGATAGCTTTCAATCCTTCGTTATACATAACGGAAGCTAGTACTGTTGCTGTAGTTGTTCCATCACCAGCCATTTTTGCTGCTTTCATTGAAACCTCTTTGATAGCTTGAGCACCCATATTTTCAATTGGGTCTGTAAGGTGTATCTCCTTTGCAACTGAAACACCATCTTTAGTAATTACTGGTGCACCATTTTCTTTTTCGATCAATACATTGCGTCCTTTAGGACCTAGTGTGGACTTAACTGCAGAAGATAGTTTGTTTACTCCACTGCGCACCTTATCTCGTGCTTCCACATCATAACTGATAATTCTTGACTTGTTGCTCATCGTTACTCGTTGATTTTTGTTATTACATCTCTTTCTTGTACTGAATGATACTCTACTCCTTCGTATTCGAATGTTTGTGCAGCAAAGCGTTGGTATAGAATTACATCACCTGGTTTGATTGTTGTTTCGATAAAAAGGTTAGGGGCTGCCCAAAATCCTTTTCCTACATACTGCACTCTCGCTTTAAGAAGCTTCTGTTCACTAATCTCGGGAAGTATGATACCTCCCTCACTCATTTCGTCTTGCTCGACCGGAAGACAGATCAGCTTGTCGCTGATAGGACTAAATAAATTGTTGTTCTCCATTTGTATAACTGTTTAATTTAATATAAGAAAAAAAGACCTTAGAGCAAACGATTTCTTACTTAATCTGTAACTTTTTTGGTTTTGCTTGCTCTGCAAAAGGAATTGTGATAATCAGCAATCCATTTTCCATTGTAGCTGTACTCTCGGCTAGAGTGTACTTTGGTGAAATTTTGTACGCTAAATTGAACGAACGACGAGCGATGCCTCGACACTGGTAGGTACGGGCTTCCTCGGTTCCATCGTAAACTTTGGGTTTGTTGTAGTTTACCTTTAAGACATCTAACTCAATATCAATGTCAACCTCGTCTTTGGTTAGACCGGTGCATGCGATCTCAAATACAAGACCGTCTGAGTGTTCGTAAATGTCTACTGGGTGTGGAATTTTGATCTCTGAAATAGATCCGAAACGCGATTGCGCGTTAAATAAGTCCCGGAATAGGACGTCAAAAGTGACTTCTGTGCTCATAATGTTTACCTCCTTAGATGGTTAATAAATTGTTTCTCAAAACTAGGGCTTGCCCTAAGGTCTAATATAAATATGCTGTTTTTCATTAAACGTGCCCTTCTCCAAAATTATCTGCAATGTTTGGCTCAGCTACTAATCCAGTTGCAATCTGTACAGTCGTTTCCATGCACTCCTTTGTAATCTCAGAAGCTTTTTGAGCATGCTCTGTCTTTGCGTTGATTACGAACTCATCGTGAATCTGTAACATGATACATGCATCCAATCCTTCCTCCTTAAATCGTTTATGAATCTGAATGGCCGATCTATTCATAATAGATGCTGCTAGTGATTGTATCTGAAAGTTTTTACAGTTGTTTAGTCCATTCTTGTACTCCATACGAAGCTTCATCAGCTGTTGAGTTTGGTCAGGTGTCTTGGCCATTCGTTTCATCTGAGAGAATGGTCCTGGTTCAATAAGACTGTTCTCAAACTTTTCGTAGATACGCTTCACTCGATCTAAGTGTCGAATACGTCCAGTCTTGTTTCTAATGAAACCAAACGTCTGAGCTCTAAGGTGACTATCACTCATCCACTTTGCTAACTCAGGGAAACCTTCTAGGTATCCGTCAATCATCTTTTGTGCTTCTCTAATGTCGATGTTGAGCGATTGACCGATCTGCCACGCACCTGCTCCATAAGGAATAGCAAGCGCAATACTCTTTGCTCTCTGTCTAAGTTCTGGACGTAGGTTCTTGACATAGTTATCATCGCTTTTCTTTGCCGACATGCCTTTAAGTTTAAACGCCTGAATAGCCACTCTACAATATAAATCCTCATTGTTAATAAATACGTTAATTAGATTAGGGTCATTACTTACGGATGCAAATACTCGAGGCTCCAAAGAGGACTGGTCACAGATAATAAACTTTCTACCATCCTCAGCTTTCAAAAAGCTACGAATGATGTTATTGTATCTGAGTACTAACTCACTTTGCTCTCCCTCTTCCAACACACGAGGTAGCTGTTGGCAGTCGGAGCTAAAACGGCCTGAGGTAGTTCCGTGTTGTTTGAAGTACCAGTAATACCTTCCATTCTCGTTTCCGTCTAAGAAACGATCAACGTAGGCTGATTGTATCTTGTTTAGTTTGTTGTAGTCTCTCAGCTTAGCAGCCCAAGCATGGTCTTTATGTATGTGTTCGATGAAGTCATCGTCAAACTGATCTGTTCCTTTCTTAGTTTGACTGATAGGCTTTATTCCAACATACTTGAAGCACATTTCAGACAGCTGCTGCTTACTGCTTATGTTAATGAATGCACCCTCCTTTTGTTTAAGGAGTTCCAAACTAATAGCAATCTTATCTTGCTCGTTAAGATCCTTAGCATCTCCCGTCTGCAAGAATTTCTGACCAGCATCTGAATCTATAAGCTGTGACAGCTTTTCTTCAACCAACTTACCGTAATGTCCTCTCTTTTTAGGTGGGTGATTTGTAAGTGCTCGAGCTACAACCCACTGCTGTACTTGTGGTACCTTCATTAAGTCTGAAATAATCTCTTGCTCAAGTCTCGTGATGTCTGCTGAAATTTGTTGCTTTGTCTTGGTGATGAGCTCGATATCTAGTTCTGTTCCAGTTTCTTCCATTTGGATCGTAACAGTCTTATATAGTGGCATCACCTCTTCCTCAAAAAAGAACTCCCACAACTCCTGCTCCTTGAGTATTGGCAGGTAGTAAGTCATAACTCGTAGTGTTAAGTCGGTATCGGCAGCTGCATATTCTCCTAGTAAGTTCATGTCAGCTTTAAAGATCTCGAAGTTGGTTTTAGTAATACTACCACCGTTCCTTTGAATAGACTCCTTTAGCTTTACTTGCTCTTCGTTAGCTTCCTTCTCAGCATCTAATCCTAACTCATCTTGAATCTCGATAGCAATGTCCTTCAAACCAAAAGGACCATCCTCTTGCAGAGTGTGACGCAGTAACATCGTATCACAATATAAATCATCACGAAGATCAATTCCGTAGAAGTTCTTCGTATACCGAACGTCGAAAGATGCGTTGTGCATTACTAGCTTCTTACCTTTAAGCATGCTGATAAGATGCTTTGCAATGTCATCACACTTCTTACCTCCAATATAGGAGTCCACAAGTGATTGTGAATCTACATCCCAATATCGAGTTGGAAAGTAGTAACCTTCCCCAATATCCGCAGAAACAGAAAAACCAATGATCATCCCGTTTCTAGGATTAACACTAGTCGTCTCGGTATCGTATGCGATAATGTTTCCGTTCTTAATATAGTTAGCTAGTTCTACGACACCAGCCTCGTCGGTTATTATCTCGTACTTCTTCATTCTATTTGTTTACTGTACATTTGTTGTTTGTAACGCAATCCAACTTGTCAACTTGCTTTTCTATTTGATAGAGTTGATATGTTTGGTAAGCTAGCGCTAAACCTATTAACACTAATATAGTGTTTTTAATTCGATTTTCCATCTTTTTGTTTTTTTAAATGTTCATCTAATGCTTCTAATAAGAAGGTGATTGGAAACGCGATAGGGCCATACTCCTGATCCGAGCAGTCGAAGACTACTCTATCTCCTTCTAGTTTGAGATATGCTTTGCGACTCCAAAGAGCATCTCCTTCAAATACTAAGGTTTGGTTCTCCATTGTTTAGGTTTTTCATTGCATCACTAACTAGCTGCTTAAGCTCTTTGAATGACTTTGAATCTGTAGGTGCATTGAAACACTCAAAAGCTGCCACCTCTACTCTACTGTCAGACATTACCAACACATGGTAGTCTCTTAGTTTTTTCTCTAAGAACCTTCCCATCTCTTCGAGCCTTTCAGCTCCTATGCTCCTCACAGTTTCTGCAGGGACGCGCATTACGAATATAGGTTTAGCCATTTTGTCTTATTTCTTCGTGTAACAATTCTATTAATACATCCATCGCATCGCGACTGAATCTCCACCCGTTAGGACCTTCTGCGCTTCGTAAGCAAACGTCGTAGCATGTTCTCATGGCCAGCAACTCCTCTTCGCTCTCACAGAAGGAGGCTTTCTTCATCACATCAGCCTTCATAGTAGCTCCATGCATTATTCCACCAGTTTCCTTAACCCACTGTTTATATTCATCCTTGTACTTGTGGTGCAGCATTACTGCTGCTGCTTGTATTTGATCTTTAGTCATTGTCTTCTAGTTTTTGAATTAACTCTTTAAGTACTGCAAACTCTGTGAAGTGTAGTGATATCTGTTTGTCGTCTGAGATTGTAATATCCCAACCCTCTCCGTTTGTCCACTCAGTTACTTCTACGAAATCATGCTCCTTGTGCCATGCATCGGTAAGTGGGACAAAGATAGACTTACGTTGACTGATTGTAATTTTACTTGGATCTTTAATCCAACTCTCATCTTCCTCATCATCCTCTTCCTCCAATTCCTTCTCAGCTTGCTCTTGCTTTCGAATGTGCGATCTTATATCACCAATCGTGAAGATGCCTTGTGCTGAATTGTCAGTGGGAACGACTTTAGTTTCGTCGGGCAATAGCTCTGCCATCTCATCTGTAAACCGAAGCTCTACTCCTAAGACTCCTCTTCCTACTCGACGGGCAATATCCTTTAAATTCCCATCTTTTAATTTTACTGCGAATGTTGTACTCATAAACTTTTTGCTAAATTAAATAACATTTCTTCTTGTTCAGCGGTAAGCTGATATCTACTACTATCAATCTTATTGATCATCTCTTTCCATGTGTAGTCAAGTGGATTCCCTTCAAACTCATCCACATCATCCTCGTAATTCTTGTTAGGATCTTTCAACTCATAACCATCCTTGATAAGCTTCTCTACAAGCTCATCCTTCTCCCAGCCACCTAGATCATCATAAAGATCATCCAAATCTACATCTACATTTACGTAAGCCATATATTATTTTTTTAAAAATTACTAAGCTGGACTCATCATCAAAAACTGTTTGTACTGCTCATGCTCTGTAAGCATGATCATCTCCTGCTCGTAGGTAAACTCCGTAGAGATTGTGGCAGTGTCCGATACTAGCTCAACATGATACTCAGCCCACACTCTTCGAGCTTCCTCATAGAACTCTTGTGTAGTTTCCGAATCTACGAGCTCCATGTCGTAGGTCTTGATGATTTTTCCGTGATCATCTTTCACGTTGATTGTTACTTTATCCATATCTTATTGCATTTCAATTAACTGGAGTGGAACATTCCATCCTTGGTCAAATCGACCGGTAGCACCTTGCACTTGAACAACTCCACGAGTCTTGTTGATCTTAGTCAGTACTAGGTTGTTTCTAAAGGATAGTTGTGGGTGGTTAACAACTACTCGAGCTCCTTCCATTAGCTCTTGTTTAACCTTAGCAAGCTTTTCTTTCTTACGTGACTTCAGTATTCCAACAACATAGCTGTTAATAGCTCTCAATTCTTCTGTTGTCATGGCCATTAAAGCCATTCTCGTTTCACGATCGTTAATGTTAATTGTTTTCATATCTCTTTTAATTTTATATCTAAAGGTACATACTTAATTTCGTTTATGCAACAGTTACTCAAAAATAACTTCAAGTAAATAATCTGAATTTGTTGAGATGTATCTGTCACCGGACTTCAATACTCGACGTCGGAAGTTGATAGCCCTCTTTGTTGTGTCACTATACACTTGAATCATGTCAGGCATGTTACTTGGATCAACATAAGCTCTTGACTCTTTCAGACTTCTCAAAAGCAACCCTTCCTCCTGATCCCACTTAAAGTGCTCGACTGGAATTATTGGGTATGGACTAGGTGATGGAGTGGCAGTAGTCGTAGTTACTGGTTTTGTATTTTCAATTGCACCATCCAAATCACCACTACCAGTATTCAAGTGCCACTTCTTGATGAACACCTCAACCTCCCCTAACTTAGCAGCAAGCACTTCCATCTCTTTCTGAAAGCGAGCAACGTCAGCTAGCTTCTTAACATAAGTGATCCCGGTCTTCTTGACACAATAAGGACCAACTCCAGTAGCTTGGGATCTCCAATCCTCTAAGGTCTTACCACAACAACGACACTCGGATACGTTACCAGTCCAATTAATCTTAGCACGCACCATATAACCTCTGTGGTTTTTAGACTTGACTTGAGTCACAACAAATGTTCGTGGATTAAACGTCCACTGATTGGCTTTTGCAATATATCTTGCAGCAGAAGCAGAAACAGTGATTGGAATGTTACACGACGCAACTGCGATCACGTTTGGATCCTCAGCTGGTTTAGGTGCAAGACATTTCATAACAGCATTCCACTGTTTGTCTGAAAGCTTACCGTACTTATTCATTGTACTTCTCATTTCGATTACAAACGAAAAAGTTCCATTGTAGTTAATCAAGTCATCATAGACTTGATCAAACCCGGTAGGAATGTGGTGGGTAACACTAGCGTTTTTTCTAGTTGGGTGATTTTTTACAATTGTTCTCATATCTCTTAATGTTATACCTAAAGGTCATCACTCTTTTTCAATTCTGCAACAGTTGTGCAAAACTTTTTAGATCGTGTAGCAGTACTTGTATCCACAATCATCATCCCAGTCTGACTCTTCTCCAAGACCTAACTCAAAGATTTGTTCATCTGAAATAGGTAACGCTCTCCAATATCCGTATCGGATATATCTTCGACCACTTCCAATCGCACCTGAGAACTCTAGGTCCTCACAATCTACTCCCAACTCTACTAGAGCATTCTCGATTGATTGCTCAGTTGGGTTTTGTGGCATTTCACTTTCACGTCTCATCTTAACGTACTCTCCATTGATAATTTGGTAACTCATAACTGTTATATTAAAATAAATAATTCATTAACTCTTGGTAAACGAAATCGGAATCCTCATTAAGGGTATCCAACTCTTCATCGGTCATCTCACGACCTTCGTACTCAGCAGATGTAATGTAAGCGTCACAGTAGTCGGGATAGTCTCGGTGATCAACTCCATCAAACTCGATGTTGGTGATCAAGGTGTAATCTAGTGTTTTTGTTTGTTTATTCATATCTCTTAATCTTATACCTAAAGGTCAGCCACATTTTTCGTATTTGCAACAGTTAAGCAAAAAAAAAGCCAACTTTTTAAGGTTGGCTCTTTATATGTTGAGAGATATGATTACTTTCCGGTCATGCAGCTTAGTCTTAAAAACTGCACATTCTTCTTGATTAGTTCCATGTCAGCACCACTCATGCCGTACGTCTCAAGAAGGCTGTGTGGAGTTGGTATTCGTGTTGTATGGTCTACACGAAAGTCCTGTCCATTCAATGCTGCCCATACTGGATACACTGAGTCGGTGCTTCTCATCATCGGATGATCGTAGTAAGAGAACTCTGTTGGATCGCCTTGACCTAGGCAGTGGATTGGTTTCTTGAGCATGTCCCGTTCTTTCAAATAATCGTAAGCCATGTGACGTGCTTCTTTGATACCTTGGTCATCCTTCCACTCAGGCAACCATGCTTGAGGTATTGCGATCTTAGAGAATCCGATAGTTTGAATCCAATCTTGCTCTAATCCCCACTGATAAGCCTCTAACCAATCTTCTTTTGTTTTACCTTGTGGACAAAAGAATATATCAATTAAGCTTAGTAAACCGCTACTCTCCATCCTATCTCGAAACTTAATAGCATTTGCGATTGTAGCATCTTTATCAAACAATACGTCAGGTGCTATCACTTCGTCAGGTAGTAATTCGTGGCATACGTCAATCAGTACGTCTTCGGTTACAAGAGCTCTCTCTGCTGCTGAGTTATCTAGCGTGATCCATCTTTGTGGATCTTCGTCTACAAGTTTATTAATAAATTCTCGGTACTCAGGAAACTGTACCCATAAGTGAGCCAATACAAAGATTCGATCTCCCAGCCTCATTGGCTCTAAGTTGCTAACTGGTGATATTACGTAAAAGTCCATATTAATCTAAGGTTTCGTTTTGTTTTTTAAGTTCCTCAGGGAAGGGTTCAGTATTTGCTACAATCTCTGCAACAACCTCTGCAGGTAGTCTTTGGACTACAGATGATTCGGGGTTCTCTGGGTAGGATCTTCTTAATGGTTCTGCGCCTTTTAGATAACCTAAAGTATCAATATACTTTAGCAATTCTTTATCACCCTCTATGAATAGAGTTGGAATTTCTGCGTACACGTTGTGCTTCGTTGCTGTTTGTTTGATAGCTACAAACTTGAAGTTTAGTCTGTGCAGCAACCAACTGGCTAGCTTGATTTGTAACCTTTTCATATTACAATGTAACTGTAAAGATTTCTTTAATTACGATTTCATCTGCCTCTAAAGTACCACCAGCCTCTTCACGCAACTGCACAGCTACTGCATAGTCGATTGAAATACCTGGCTTCTTCTCAATCCACATTTCTGTGATAAATGTTGATGACTTGATCTCGTTGTGCTTGTTTCTCTTTACTCGAAACACTGCTACTTTTACTTGTTGATTCATGCTACTTGAATTACTATTTAATGTTAAACCTCCATAAATGGTTGTACCTGGTGAGGCAATGTAGCTCGTACCGGTACTTAGTGTAGCGTTAAGACTACTACATCCCGTTGTTAAAGTTCCTGATGTGATATTAGTATTATACTCCATAACGACTTTGATCAATTAAGTTAAAAAATTCTTGTCTTGTGCCAATCTCATTGGTCCAGAAGTATCCAGACATTTGTGATGTCTTCATTACACTGTCTTGTTTGATTCCGCGACACTTAACACAGTTGTGTTGTGACTCGATTACTACTGCAACTCCTCGATTACCTATACACAAACGATCAACGTGGTCGTGAATTTGTTTAGTCAGTGACTCTTGGATATTCGGACGACGAGAATAGAAATCTACAATACGGTTCAACTTACTTAATCCAATTACCAAATCACCTTTATCTTTTCCTGGAATATAAGCTACGTGAGCTACTCCTGAGAATGTTAAGTTGTGATGTGCACACATACTCATTACTGGAATACGAGTCTGACAGATAAGCCCTGTGTATCCTTCGTCGTTAGGGAATGCTGTTACTTCTGGTTCCGGTGCAATTGATCCAGCAATTAGGTCATTCACCCAAGCCTTAGCTACTCGGTACGGAGTACGATCACTGTGTGGATCTGCTTTCCAATCGAAACCTAGTGCTGTTAAGAATCCTCCATAGTACTCAGCAGCTTTTTCGATCATCTGCTTTTTTTCTTCCTCCGTACGAGGAATGTTTCCATTTGCTTTTGTGATTAACTTCATAGTTTAATAGTTGTGTAAAATTTGTAATCTTTCTTCGAATATACTAAAAATCTTCTGTCCTTCCAACTCTATTGGCTTGTTATCTGCAATATCGAAGGATTCGGTGTCTTTATCTGCGTTACGGATCTCGTAGCGTCGTTTTCTTACTTCAGTCGGTACTTCTAACCACACCAACTCTGCCTCAGGAAAATGCTTGAGCAAGTACTCTACTATACTTGACTGTCGAATACCATCCACAACGATGTTGTGTACTTTGATTAAGTCGTTAGCCATAAGGTAGTGGTAGTCTTCTATTCTCTTCAAGATTCTTTCAGCTATCTGTTGATCGAGGTGTTGTGTGTTTTGTAGTTGTGTGCGATCGTTGCTATTGATGAGCTCGCGAACAATGTCTGAAACTACTATTCTGTGAGCTCGTGCTTGAAATGAACTCTTACCGCTACAGATACGACCAAAGATTAAAATAAGTTCTGACTGCTTCATAGTTCTACTATACCAAAAAATTCTCCATCTTCCGACACTGAGCATCGACAGAGTCCAAAGTAATTTAATAAATCTTCTGCTATCATTTCACAAGACATAGCTCCAAAGTTGCAGCATCCATAAGCTGGATCGTACCAGGTACTTGCTATGTACTTTTTGATCTTGTGCTTGAAATCAATAAACTCAATGTCACGATCTCCGTGAGATACTTCAGCTCTGCACGCTATTTGAAAGGTATGTCTGTGCAAGTGTGCTAGGTAATCTACGTGTGGTAGATTGCAGTCAGGCCAGTGATGCAAGCCTTCTACGTTTATATGTACTTCTACGTATTTTTTCATTACTTCTTGTCTTTATCTTTTTGCCATTGACCATCGTACAAATCCGCTGGAGTATTCTCTAGCATGATTATCTGAGCTACTCGTGATCCCTTCTCGATTCGGATATCTTGATCCACAATCATAACTGCACCCATCTCCTCTACCTCAAATCCTGGATCATAAACTCCGGATGTGATAATTGAACCGCATCGAAGAATAGATGAGCGGTGACGAATAAAGGCTGTGCGGTTCTCTGGAAGTTTGCATCCTTGATCGAATGTTAGTGAGTAAGTTCCTCGTGTTAGGTGAAACATATACTTTCCCGTTGGTGTTAGGGTTGGAGGCACCTCTTCGTAGTCTTCTACTAGAGTCTTATCTCTAAGGACCATTCCTCCTTTAATTTTCTTTACTGCTTTTAGTGTCAGATCATATCCGACTTGTGCTTTGCTACCTAGACCGTTAGTTTCTAAGTGATCTGTAACCTGGTGTGAATTTAATAACATAACTTTTTATATTTGAATTTAATACCTCAACAATTGTTTGGTAGTTTGTAACTACAGTTTCAATCAAGTTGGTGTGACTGAAACTATCCGGACAAAGTCCTATAAAATGTAATACTTCGTGCATCTTAAACTCCTCTTTTTGTATCGTAAGCAATGATGTGATCTCGTCCCGTCATATTGTAACCACGCTCAGCACACATCTCAAATACTATCGGATACATCCTAATAAGCTCTTCACGAGTATCACCCGCTGGCATAATATACGTTTTTTCTTTTGGAATCAAAAGCTCGAGTCTAAGATTTTCTATCTCTTCGAGGTTCTTTTCTGTACCATCCCATACCGGCTTGTAGTGATAGTCTGCGTGATAAGTTATCATCTCTTTCATTGCCATCTTGTTGAGTCTGAACTTATCATGCTGCTTAATCATCTTCTCATCCGTGATCGTCCCTTGCGGCGTAGGAGTACCCAAAACGGGAACGCTATTGCTAAACTTAGGACTAAGACTGATAAGCCCAATAGGATAATCAGTAGCAATAAAATGTGAACCCTCAGTCTCAATAGTGATAAGAATGCCTTTTTCATGTGCAAAGTGTGTTAGCTCGTTTACTAGAGCTGGATGCATTGTAGGCGATCCACCAGTAAGCATCATCTCCTTGATGTGTGGATTCTCGTCGTATATCTTTGTGATATCATTAAACGTGAATGTTCCCTTCTCTGGATGAATACTAGTGTACCAGCTGTCACACCATCCTCCTTCTCCAAAGAAACATCTGTGAGTGCATCCGGTTGTTCGTACTGCGATTGTTGGTCGGCCAAATCTTGACCCTTCTGATTGTACACATCGATAGAGTTCAACTATCGGTAGTACTTTATTGTAATCTGTAACTCTTCCTGGTGTCATATTAAAATGGTAATTCGTCGTCATGTATTGATCCCACGGACTCAGCTCCTTTACTATCGGGGGTTGTATTATTTCCAAAGTAGCGATCTAAGAACGATTTAGGGTACTTTAAAATTAAACCCGAGTAATTTGGATTCTCAACTTCATGGGCTGTTGCCTTTATTCCCTTAGCTTTTGCAGCGGCATAAACTTCCTTTCCTAGTTTGGAACCAGCAGGTTTGCCAAGATACTCGTATAGTGATAAATAGTTTTCCATGTAACCTTATTTTGTAATTGTGTAAATTATTTTAACATCTCCTACTGTGCTTGTAGAAGTCCAGTAACTATCCTTCATAGATGCTTGAGTTTTTATCGTTTTCAAAACATTCAACTTTAATGCACTTACAACGTCCTGCATCTGTTTTAGATAACACGTCATTGAATTTATCGTACACCAGCTTTGCACAAGACTCAGCTCCCATCTTCTCCATGAAGTGAACCTTAGCAAGTCCCATCTGACCTAGCTGTTCAAATATATCTGCATACGGATCATCCTTTTGAATTAGTAGTGTATGATCCCACATATGATCCATCCACGACTTTAATCCATTACCAACTGGTGCATCTTTGAAACCTCCGTAATCAACTATCCAGTTCATATCGTCAAGTTGATTCTCTTCTAGTGGTTCGTTTGAAGCAAACCAAACCTTAAACTTGAGTGCATATCCGTGTAATAGCTCACAATGTGAGTGTGATGCTTTCCATTGACGTATTGCAACAGAATAATTGTCAAATAACTTTGTCGAAATGTATCTACCCATTTTTCTTTGATTTTTTTGATTTTTTAATATCAGTATGATACTCCGTATCAATGCTTGCTAGTTCAATAGTAATGTACTCAGGTGTTAGTTGATCTAATCCTATTCCCGTACATACTGTAATTGTGTTCTTTTTTGCCATAACCTTTTGATGTAACTCCCAGTCTACTATGCAGCTGTTCCTCATATACTTTGTAATTGTTTTTCGCTTAATTCACTATACAAAAAATAAAACTCCCTAGCACCGGGTATGTCTTTTTTTATTGCCTCTTGAAACGTTTCTTCCCAAACATCTACTCCAAACTCTCGAATCAAACTAGCTCTCAAATACATCAAACGTGATGTCTCTTCGTTGTAGTAGTCTTCTATAAGTTTGTTATACCTCTTACGATACCTACGCTCTATGTCGTGATACCGTTCATCATCTTTGGGATTATTCCCTCTGTAAGATTTAGCAAACGCTGCTAGATCCTTATCACATCGAACCAACTCTTCCTCTGCTTGTCTTTTAAAGTCTGAATGATCAAAGTCTCCGTGATCAATCTGCTGTAAGAGAAAAGGAATACCCTTCTTGGCATCCTTTCGCTGTAACTTGTTTTTAGGACGATATCGTCTCCACCAATTGAATTTACTCATATTATTCTATAACTTGTGCTTCTTCTATTTTACGACAGAAATACAAAAGGCCATCCTTTCTTAATACCGTATCACACATATAGTGTTCCTTCGCTTCCTCAGTTGGAAAGTTTGGGTGATCTCTAAATGTTCGATATACTATGAATAGGTTGCCTTGAAATGTAACTATTTGTTTCTCTCTAAATGACATGAGTTAAATATAACCAAAAAGGCTCACATTTGCAAGCCTTTTATATTTTTTAGTAATCCAAATCCTCATCCAAATCATCACTCACATCACCGGGCTTGCCTAACACGAGAGCAAACGCAACACCTTGAGGACCTGCTTTTTTTCTGTAATTTGGAATTACAAGCCCAATTGTCTTATACAAGTGTGGTCTTAGTCCGTTTCCATTAGCAGGGAATGCTAGTACGGAGAAGTTTTCTTTTGAAGGGGCTCCTGAGGCTACTGAGGCATCTGTAACTATGAATATCTTATCACCCTCTTCGAGGCTCATATAGTAATCCATATAGTAACATGCAAAATCAACCAAGAACGCTGTTTGATTAAGAGTACCATCATCATTAAGATGCTTTTTAATCCACATCCAATCATTAGGACTCTGTCTTTCCGTTAGCGCTTTACCAAAACCTCCGCTCATTGCCGTGATAAGTTCCTCTTTTGTAACCGGTTCATCGTCTTTTGTAAGCTCGATTAACTGCTTATTCATATCCTCTATTGCAGTTATCCAGCCATCTTTGCGACTAGATCCGTACCGTCCATTATCTTCAATCACTTTAAAAGTCGGTCCAGACATTGGCTTAGCTGTTCCGGATGGTGATATAGCTGTAGACATTAATAAGTCTTTTTCTTGCGCAAGCTTTCTGTATCCTTCTTTAAAGCCTTCTTGAGCTTCTTCTGGAGACCCTAAACCTCCCTGCGCTCTAAGTCTTTTCTTGAAACCTCCTACCTCAAAGGGAACATCATTAACAAGTAAATCTCCTGATTTTTTTGGCCTTGATCCCAATTTTAACAACACTGCTAACAACACTTCTACTGTTCCTAATTGTGGTGTTGCACTCCATCTATACAATGCTAGGTTTCCAAGGGTACTAGCCGATAATCCTGTTTGTGCAAACAAATCAGCCAGTCTAGCTGGTGTGTTTTGGAACGACGTCCAATCGACACCATTAGTATCTCGGTTTAGCAAATACGTATGCAATGCTGACTGGTCTGTGCTCTCTTGCAGTAGTATGTCAATAATTTCATCAGCATGCCCACTATCACCTCTTAGTGATTTTTCAACTGCTTTTGTAATTGCCTCTTCAAAACTAGCGTTACGCTTTATGAGACTGTTAATTTTTGCAATTGTTTTTGGCGATATGATAACCTCAGGATCTGACAGAGCAGCTATTAGTTGCTCTTTTGTCATCTCTATTACTTGTGCCACCTGCTGAGGTTCTGCTTTTTTCTTCGCTTCAAGGTTAAGTGGCTCATCAAACCCATACTCAGCCATAACCTCTTGAAGAACCTTTAACTCCTTTTTGTCAGTGAACTTACCATCCTTCATTGTAGGATAGCCTTTTGGTAGTCTGTACGACCACTCTGCTACTATTTCATCCCAATTCATTACTTACCTGATTTTGGACGCTCAAATGGTGTACCGTCTTGCACTTTACCATCTCCATCGCCATCCTTTGCGTCCTCTTTAAACGTAGCCTTAGGTTGCTCTGTTGATTCTATACAACCTAGCTCGTCCCACATAGCTTGATCGATATACCCTGTGTTAGGCAATCCTCGGCTCATTTGCCAAGATAGCACTGCATTGTGTAGTTTGCGATCAAACCATCCATCCGGATGCAATCCCAATACTAACTGCACTGCTTTGATCTGTTCGCTCTTTTGTCCAAATTCTAGTTTCATACTTTGTTGATATTAAAATTCATTAATCAAACAATAAGTGACGTGCGTCTGAGTTTTGTTTTTTGCAGCTGCACGATACCACTTCATTTGTTCCATATACTTTGCTCTGTCATTTACTACCTGACATCCAGCACTCCATGCATCGATAGTTGCCTTTTTCATTTTCAAACTTGCATCCGAAAAGTCATAAGTGTTGGTGTGATAGTTGATACCATACCAACCTGCGATTGGCTTTCCTAATTCCTCACTCTTACCATCATTATCCCCATCTCGATATACATCAATTGTTGCACCAGTTTGTAGTAAGGCTGGCATCTTACCTTTGTGCATTCCAAACTGCCAAACATTGTAGTACCACTTATCGGAAGCAACTACTGCTGCGCCGATTGAGTTGTAGCTTTTGTATCCTCCCTTTAGGATTGTAAGTCCTGGATGAGTTGTTGCTGAAACGACTGTAAGAAAGTTCTCACTCTCAAACTGATAAATCTTATCGTCGAATAGGTTTGGTTGATCTTCTTTTGATCTTACTCCAATGTGCCATCTGCCTTTTGGAATTTCTTTGAAACTAGGTAAGCTCTTTACCTTGTCTAATAACTCTTTGTCTGTGTAATTTCGTACCATACTTTAAATTTAATCAACACTAGTAACTCCCTTTGTGTGCTTTGGTTCATAAGGACAATGCCTACAACCATTCCCGCAACACTGACCTCTACGTTTATGATAAGACTCAGTAAGAACTAACTTACCATCTTCGTAGTAAAAATCAGTAGGAAGAAGCTTAGGTTTACTAAGCTCCTTCACATACTGTTGAAATATCCAATCTTGTGATGGGTTTCTGATCATAGTTATACTATTTCACATGCACCACCTGCACAAGCTGCTTCTCCTTTAAGGTTGGTAGTGTCATCAAGTTCAACAACTTTACTCAAATCTACGTCCTTCAAAGAGGCCATCATTCTAGTATAAGTATCTTCATCAATGTCTTCAAATGGTGCTTGAATGTAGGTTCCTCCGTTATATGGTAGTACAGACAAACCGTTGTAATGTTCGCGGTTATTCCACATCCACTCACCAGCTAGATCCCACTCGTCCTCTTTTAATGATACTGTAGCCGATACGTTGTGTGAGTTGTTACCTGACCTATGTCCTGGTTTAACCCACTCCAAGTGCACTTTCTTGATTCGCTCTAGTAAAGCAAAAGGTGATTCTGTACGTAGGATTGCGCCCTCAGGTGCTTTTTGTGGAATAGAGATTACTGCCGTATCGTGTGGACGGAAGTACTCATCTTCAACAAGCTCAGGGTGATTGATTGATAAATACGTGTAAATTGCTTCATTCTTTCCTACTCGGATTCTACGAACATAGTAGTCGTTGTGCCAAGCGTGGATACCTGACGAAGTACCTAACGTAAGTGATGTTGTTCCTGCTGGCTTAACGGTCGTTGCTCTTGCTGACTTGTTGATGCCAATAAGCTCAGCCACTCTAGCATTTTCCTCTTTAACAACCTTTGCAGCTGCTTTCATATCATATCCCAATACTGTACCTGATCCAATACCAGTCATCGAAACTCCAATCAAAGCATCCTTTTCTGTTGTTCGTTTCCATACGTCTCTTAAATAATGGAAGTCTGTATATCCTGCTTGCAATGTTCCAATGAACGCAGCAGCACGTACTCTGCTTTCGAAGTCTTGTTGATCTTCAATATCCGACACATTAACTTCGCATAGATTACAGAACTGGAAAGGTCTTAGTGCAATCTCGCAACATGGGTTAGTTCCCCAATCCTTGTCGTTTGTTAGATAGATTCCTGGCTCACCTGCTCCTGATAACTCAACACGCTTCCAAAGATCCATAAAGAACTCCTTGGTAAGTTTGTGTCTCATCAACACAGCTGAGTTGTTTGCTCTACCTCTCTGTGCGTTCTGCTCCCACCAGTTACCCGACTTGCATGATATCATCTCCTCATCATCAGCACTAAACAAGCTAATAAGAGCTGCTCTACGAATACCACCGGCCAATACTGCATCCGCAATATGACAGACCATATCATGTACTTCAATTGGTGAAAGTTTGTCTCCATCTTCTTTTGAGTCTAAAATTCCTTGTAACTTCATCAAACACTCTTTTAGTGGCTGAGGACCTGGTGCTTTTCCTCCTGACGTCACTAGACGTGCACCCTTTGGTCGAATGTCACTAAAATCAAATTCTAATCGAGATCCTCCAGTGAAGTAAGACTTAATACAATACTTAACTGCATCTGCCCATCCTTCAATAGAGTCCGCTATCAAGTAGCGTCTTTTTCTTTTTGAGACCGGTTTACGGATCTCAGGTAATTTTTCTACGTGGTGTGTTTGCACTGAGTAACCAACTCCTGTTCCTCCTAACAACAAAAACATAGCTTCACCAAAAGCACGAACATCGTCGATTGGTAAGTAAGCACAGTTGTAAACTCTGTTAGGTGAGATCTCGATAGGCTTTCCAGCAAACTGCATACTGCGCATTGAAGGTAGGACCTTCTTACCATACACAAACTGATAGACGTCTTCGATTTCTTTCGCCAGTTGTGGGTACTTTCGAATGTGCATTTCTTTGTTTCTTGTAACTAATTCCTGCCAAGTTTCTCTTCTTTGCAGTTCGGGTAAGTACTTTGCGTACTTCATAAAGACAGTGATCTCGCTTAGGATTTCATTCGAAAGTGTCATTGTAGATTAATTTAATAAGTTTGTAAATTGTTTTGAGGCTGTAGCTATAAATAGGATACACACCTTGCATTACTTTGCTAAATTCTGTAATTCTGAAAATTTATTTGCAAGAGCTTTTCTTACAACCTCAGAATCATTTTGCATCATGGCCTTTGCTTCTTTACCTAGAACTGTAGTCTCAGCAAAGATTTCAATTCTTGAAGCCGACATATTCATTCGACTTGGGAAGGTTAAACCATCCGGACCGAATCGATTCTTGATAACGTGCCATCTTCCAGTACCACTAATCTTATCGGCAACCTTTCGTGATAAGGATACAACAAAGTCGGCTACCATCACCTTAGAGTAAGACTCTGCAATCTTATCTGCTTCAATGATATCTTCCTCTAGTGCTGATCGGTTTGCTTGTGATGCTGTGTAGATTGGAATTTGATATGTACCAGCCATACCTCGCAAGTCTTCATAAATGTTACCCAGCATGATATCGTTTCGTACAGCTCCCTTTGAGCTTGTATCTCTTAACAAGTCGGCGTAGTCTACTAACACTAGATCAGGTTGGAAGCCTTGCATGATGCATTTGTCAAGGTGTGCTGATAGCATTGTCACTGTAGCTGTCTTTGTTGGATAGTACTTTATGATCAACCTTCCTTTGAGTTTGTTTAGTTTCTCAACAACCTCTTCCTGGTGAAACTTTAGGTCTTGTGATGGAATCCCGGTATAGTGTGAATCAAAGCGTGCACCTACGTAGGTTTCGGAAAGCTCTAAAGTATAGTAGATGACGTTAAGCCCACTCTTGACAGCAGCTGCTGCTATGTTTACTAATGCCATTGACTTACCAATACCAGCTGGTGCTACGAATACTCCCATCTCGCCACTACCCAAACCACCATCCATGATCTCATTGATTACGTCCCATGGTGTTGGGATTGTATTTCTTTTATTCTCAACAAACCTTGCACCAATGTCATCTAGGTATTCGTGACCTATGTTTCGATCCGTTCCTGCTTTCATAGCTTCATCGATAGCCGTTTTGATATCATCATACTTTCCGGACTGAAGCAGTTGAACTGACTGCAGTATAGCTTCTTTGATCTTTTGATTTTTACAGAACTCCAATGTCCGATCTTTGATAAAATCAAGATCAGTCGAGTCTGCATATCGGACTACCTCTTTTAGGTTTTCTACAATAGCTACCTTAAGCATAGGTTCCTTCTCTTCGTCCACGTGAATCTTTAACGCTTCAAGTGTTGGTGGGGACTTATACTTATCAAAGTACTCCATAAGAGTCTGAGCTATCCATTGAGATGAGTCTGACGAAAAATACTTTGGATCTATGATATCGTGTATCTGTTGAAGAAACACCCTATCCTTAATCAAAAGTGTCAGTACCTTGTTCTGAAATGCTGTTCCGTAAAATTGTAATGTATCTTGTTCTTGCATATGACTAACTATACTAATTTCATTTTAATCTAGCAAGGTATATTGATCTAACTTTTGAGTAACCTCTCTTATCCACACTTCGATGTTTCTAATTGCATTTGTCATTCCATCTTCAAAAATCATTTGATGAAACTTTATCTTTGCTAATTTTGGGACTGAAGATTCTACTGTGGTTATTACTCTGAGTCTAGTGCTCGTTGGTATTCCACTCTCAGAAAGCTGCATGATCTGGTGGAATAAACGGATGTCGCTTTCTGCTTGAACTACCTTCTCATAGAGCTTCACTTTTGGGTTTTCAATAGCCAATCCCTTAGCATATTCAATAAAGTCATCAACACTGATGTAATCTGAACCGGTTAGCTTTGGAAACCTGCTTGCTATAGTTTTTGCTCCCAATCCCGATACGCCTGGAATGTTATCACTATCGTCCCCTAATAGAGCTCGATAAAGTGCGAAGTTGTATGGCATGATGTTGTAAGTCTCATAAACATCATTTGTATAAAATAGTTGCTTTTTTGTTGGACTCCAAATATGAATACGATCATTCACTAATTGCATAAAGTCCTTATCGGAAGACATGATAAATACCTGAGAATCCTTTTCCTTGAGGTAGTCTTCTGAGATGTAGGCTATAACGTCATCAGCTTCAACTCCGTCCGAAACTACTGTAGTGAAAGGTAATACTTCAATGTACTCAACCAACCTCATCAACTGCTCTCGCTGATTGTCTTCCTTGTCGACTGTTTCTGCTCGATTCAACCTTATCTTGAAGGTACGATTGGCCTTGTACTGAGGGTAAAGCTTTTTACGCTTTGCCGATCCATCCTTTCCATCAAACACAATGATAACTCGAGTTGGATTGATTGCTTTAATAGCATGTCCAACACTTAATAGAAATCCTGAGATTCCGCCCACATGCTCACCGTTGATGTTTGTAGTAGGACTTGCAGCATAAGCTCTAATGAAAGTGTTGAGGCCGTCAACAATCAACACTCGAGAATTCTTTGTGTCTCGTTGATCAGCCCCTTCACCCCTAAGTTTTACTTCATTAAAGTATGCGAGATACTTTTTGTTCATAACTTTAGTCTTCTAATTCTCCTTCATCTACTGAGATTTCATCCGGATCAATTAAGTTTTGATCACGATACTTCATCACATAGATGTCACAGATTTTTTTGTAACAGTATTCTTTTAACTCTGGATCTTCTTCCAGCATAGCTCTCCACTCCTTAGATTGGAATCGAACTTCCTCACCAGTCTCTTCGTTTACTAACGTATACCAAGCACCTGATGCTTTAATTGTTCCGTAATCCTTCATAAGAGTCAACCAGCTATTGTAGTCGTCAATTCCTGAGTTAAAGTAAATATCAAACGTGGCTTTCTTGAATGGAGGACCCATACGATTCTTAATGATCTGAGCTTCTGTTTGAACTCCAATAATCTGCTCAGTCTTACCTGATCCGCTCTTCAACTTACCTACTCCTTTCAAACGAATACGACAGCTTGCATGGAAACCTAAAGCCTTACCACCTGATGTTGTGTACTTGTCTCCAAACATTACTCCCATCTTTTCACGTAGCTGAGATGTACACAAAAGCAACACCCTCTGCTTACCGATAATGTTTGTAATCTTACGCATTGCTTTAGACATTAGGATAGCTTTTGTAGTTGCCCAACCATCCTTCTCGTAGTCTGCATCTTGCTCTACTTTTGTAGTAGCTGCTGATACTGAGTCTAGTGCAATTGTTACTAACCGATCCTTTGAACTTTTACGTACTGTTTCGATAATGTTTTCGATTGCATCAAATGAATCTTCGATTGTCTCTAGCGGAACGTATAACATATTACTAACATCAACCCCTACAGCTCTAAGAAACTCCTCACTTAATGCATTCTCTGTATCGATATACACAGCAAGTCCTCCCTTCTTCTGCGTGTTGGCTAGTGTATGTGCTACAATTAAACTCTTACCAGATGCTTCCATCCCTTGCAGTTCAACAATTCGACCTACTGGGAATCCTCCGTTCGGTCGATTTGATATTGCTAGGTCTAGCAGAGAAGATCCGGTTGAAATCCATTCTGTCAAGTCTGTTGGAGCTTCTTCGTCGCCATTTAAGAAATGAGCAGCTTTGAAGTCTTTGAACTTTTTGTTTAGGCTGTCTGCTAATACTGAAGCGAGTTCATCCCTTCCCGATATTTCATCGGGCGTAACCTTCTGCTTTGCCATGTGGTTTATGAATTAAATAATGAATCGAATGCTGATGAAATGTCGTCAGTATTGGTTGCTGTAGTTGCTCCGGTGATCGGTGCAATTGCTGGCTTCGTACCTTGTGCGTCTGCTCCTGCTTCTGGATCTAACCATTTCTGCAACACCTCAGTCATTTCTTCATAAGTCGGCTCTGTGAACAACTCTGTGATTTGTTTTTGATTACCAACAATCATCTCTGCAATCTCCTTATCAGTTGTTGCTGGAGTTGTGTTAGGTTTCACTCTTACTGTGAAAGACGGAAAAGCACCTTCTTTCTCTGCAGCAATATGCTCCACAGTAACATCGCGACCATTCATTAAATCAGTGATGTCACCATAATCTGGATCTGCAATCACACTTAAAAGTTCTGTGTAGATCTGCTTACCGAAAGCCCAAAACTTAACACCTTCATGCTCTGCACCGCGTACAATAACTGGAGCGTAAACTCGGAACTTTGGTTCGATTTTCTTTCCTAGTTTCCAATCATCTTTGTCTCCTGACTTTTTAAGCTTCTCAGCAAACTCTACTACTGGATCAGGACGTCCGAAAGATACCGGAGATACCATTGTACGTTTTCCAATCTCGTAGTGGAAGTACATTTCTAAGAATGGATTGTTTTTGTCGAATGCGTAGGGTACGATACGTACTTGTGATTTTCCTACTGGTGGTTTCCAAATGAAGTCGCTTGACTTGTTACCACCTCCCGTTGATTGTTGCATTGCTTGCAACTTTGCTTTAATCGCGTCTAAATTAATCGCCATCTTTGCTCTTTTTTAAGTTAAACATTAAATACTGGCCCTATGTGGATTACATCCTTGACTGGCCTTACTCTTACTATACTACTTTTTTCTTCTGTTGGCAACGCTTATCGCGATAGCTCTTGTATTTTTATCAATCTGCAATTGTAATCTGAATCCGATAACAAAAGTGTGTCTTGATATTTGGTCCAATCAACTCTAAACGTCTTATCTAGTACTCCGTTGTTGAGTGATTGTATTAAACTGTTCAAAGCATTAATGCTATAAAACGTATTTGATTCTTTTTTTCTATTGATAGAGATTGTATCTTTCATTCTCCTTCCGTCACCAGCTACATTGTAAATGCACACAACGTTGTTGGGTGTTTCTACGTAAGAGTAGCATTTCATATTCGTAACATTGTCTGTTGTATAGGTTTTGTAAACTTCACCTATACATAAAGCTAATCTATCTAAATATGTGAATGTGCATAGTAACTGTGGCTTCATTCTACTTCTTCTCTATCGCATCAATCTGCTGCTTTAATTTTCCAATCTCACCATCCATCTTAGCAGCTTGCTTTTCTTTATCTGCCTTTTGCTGTTTTAGTGCTGATACTTTTTGATCATCTTGAGCACTAGCTGTAGATTCAAGCTCTTTTAGAGCCTTCTTACGTTTGAACTTAACTTTGTTCTCTCGCAAATAAGCTTCAATCTCAGTTCTAATAAATTGTTTTATAGATCCCATTGCGCGGATTAATTTAATATAAATAGTCCTCGGATTAACAAAGTTTCATTTCTGAATATGTTATTCCCTTCTTAATCTTGACAGGAAACTTATTCAGATCAATACTTTGAGGTATTACTTCCTTTAATAAATAGTCAAGCTCTTCGCTTGGCACGTCAAAAAGAATACTATCGTAGGTATAGAGTACTGCAACTGTTTTGTGGTTTTGTAGTTGATCTTGGATTGGTTTCAGAGTCAATACATTGAACTCTGTCTCATACATCTGCAAAAAGTAGTTGAATAGTGTGTATAAGGTAATGTCCTGATAATTGGCTAATATCAGCTTTCTACCTGATACCGGACTCTCAATGTATCCATGATCTTGAGCGAAGTACCACAAACGCTCAGCTAACTCTTTTGCTGCTTTGAAAAACGGTACGTGCAAATACTGCTTACTAATTCCTCCATAAATCTGTCTGAATGTAGATTCTTTTGCTTGTAGTATTTGTGGTTTTGTTGGTGTCTGAGTATCGTGATAATGTTTAGCCAAATGCTCATACACATCCTCAGAACCAAAGTCATACCCAGTGAGTGATGCGATTAACCTTGGATGGTATGAATTAAAGTCTAGCTCAACTAAGCTTCCATTCTCAAACCTACTAACAAAGCAATCTCGAGACCCATCATCCTTATTCAAAGCTGCGAAGTTTATTCCTCCAAACCTATTACTAGGACGTCCGGTGGTTGTGTAATAGTTATACTGGGTATAGCTTTTATCCTCATTTACAGAAAAGGATTGACCAAACGCCTCAGTAAACTTTGTAGGATTGATTTGGATACCATTCTTCTCTATGTCATAAAATGCACTCAGTAATTGGTTTTGATAGAAGTCCAGACCCGGTTGCTTCTCTGCTACATATATTCGTTCAAATAAATCGTAAGCAATATCTTCATGCTTTGGTAAGCTGACAAGTGAACCTAATACATTACAATCTGCAATATAGCGGGCGTAGTGGTTCAAAATGCTGGGAGTCTCGAAATTACAAGGTTGATTAAGCTTTAGGTAGTATTGAAGCTGTGCGTCAATAAAACCTCTTGTATCATAACCTGCATATTTGAATAGAATTGTATCATAACTATACACATTGCAGTTATAGAGAAAGTTGAAGTCGTCAATTCGAAATATCCCATCCGGATGAGTCTTACTGACCGAATAAGTTTGTTTAGTTTGAACGTCGATCATAACCAGTGCTACGACGTCACTTACCACTCTATGTCTACGACTATCTTGCAATACCGGATATACGAACAAAGTTCTTCCAGATAAGCTTTCGAGTTGATGCACGCTGTCTATGATCATGCATCTAATATACAAATTTATTTAGATTTTAGAGCCTATTGAATCCAGTAAATCGTCCAAACTCAGTATAACTTTTTACAGCAAATAATATACTGGGTATCTGTCTTTGTGCCTTGAATAAGGTTAGTTCGTTTTGTCTAGCGATGTAATCGTAAGGTCCTACCAACTTCCATATTATTTTGGCAGACGAATATATCATTGGGTCAATCCCCCGATAAGAACCAATCATCTCCCACTGACTGTTATCAATCTCGATTGCATAACTCTCATTGCTGTTTCGTTTTTGTACAAAAAATCTAGCATCTTCCCCCACATCGTAAGCTGATTCCTTTGGTCGATAGACGTGTAGCTTTGGTTCAAGGTAATCTAGCTCTTTTATCTCAAACCGCTTTATTGCCTCGTAATCATACTGACTCCTATTAGGATAAACTCTTCGAAGTCTTTTGTTCGTGTTGTAGTATTCTTCTGAGATTATTCTGTTAGATATTATTGCTGGATCTCCTATTGTATTTACATTATCTTGAGGCTTTACTGGTTCTGGACCAGTCCATGCGATACCCTCTTTTATGTGATATTCACCAATGTAATCCTTACCGTCTAAAGTAAACTCACCACCTTTTGTGTACTTATGAGTTTCTACCCTACTTCGTGGCGAATAACCACTTATACTACCGCTACGATTTTTCTTTTTAGATCTTCTAGCCATTACTTTAGTGTATCTTATGCTCCTTTATATCTTGCTACAGTGCTTACTGTAGTTGTCCAGTCCTGCACTGTAACATTATGTTCTACAGATGTGATTTGAAAATCAAAAGCATTTTTTACAGCTGCTGGGATTCTGGTCGATGTGATTAGCTGTCCAAAAGCAAATCCACCAACTCCATCAACTGTGAATCCAAAGTCAAAAGGTAGTGGCATTCCTTTACACTTTTCCTTAGCATCATCATCTTTGTTCACCTTCTCTGTTACTGCTGCAATTGCTGCTTGTGTTGTTGTATTATCTACACAACCGTACATCTCTTCAAAAATTTCATCAAAGCTTTTATCACCTTCTTCTACTGAGGATGGAACTTGATTGCAGTCACAAGGTGGTGGTGTTGATGCTTTTGGTCTGCACAAATCGACTACCGACTCACCGGTACCAAAAGCTCTAAAGGCTACTGTATCGCATTTTGAATTTTTTCCATTTTGCTTACTACCATTGGCGTACAATGCCTGCGATTTCATTGCTCCGGTAAGTTTCATGTCTAATTTAAGATCTCGAATTACTGAATTATTGGCATCAGTTGGCACCGCGTAAACTCCTGCTGGAGTGTAGTTTCTTATGTCTACGATCGATACTAGAGGAACGTCAGTTGGATCCTCACAATTCTCAGTAGTAGAAACTACCTCTAAATACTCGGCAAAATAACCACCGCATACATTGCTTACCTTTTTGAGTACGTTTTGCAAGAAGGTGCTGATCTTATTATCACCGTCCTCAACTGCCTTTAGCTCTTGCATTAGGAATATGCAGTTAAGCATTACAGTGTTACCAAAGTCAAACGAATTGCCACCCCAATTATCGTTAGGGGCGTTTTGTTTCCAGTTCCAATCATCTCTACCAATCGCTTGGCTTGTTCTAGGTGATCCGGCAAGAACGCATACTCGTGGATCGCCAGAGTCCAACCACCAATTAGATGGTATCTCTATGTTGTTGCTCATAACTTTTCCTATTGTATGCTTTCCTCCTTGTGTTGGAATTGCGTATGTATTTATTGCTGCCTCTAAGGTGTACCATGAAATATAACCCTCTGTGGTGTCGTAATTTGGATTGAGACTAGCTTGCTCTGAACCTCCGGCGTCGTTTCTATCTTCACCCTCATAATTACCTGCTGATACTCGCCAACCTTGATCGTGACTACCTCCTACATTATTCCCTAAGTAAACGCAATCCTCATCATTTTGAGCTTGCGTATTGATATCAAACAACCACGTGTATAGTAGGCTCCTCTTTGCTGTTACATCCTCTCCTTCCTCTGACTTAAATACACGAGAGCATTCACAATCACCAGAAACTGACACTTTACCGTCTTGTACAGCTTCTGATGCTGCTACTAATTCAATAGTACATTCCCAATATCCATCGTTGCTGAGCTTGTAGCTAAAGTTTGTGATTAAACCCTGCAAACCATCATATGCTGGATTACCTGCTGCTATGCTTCGCATCATACATATAGCCTTACCATCATCCATTGGACCTGTTACTGGGCTTGGAGCTACTTGTCCTGTACATGCCACGGACCATCCCCATTGCACTCTTGCGGTCATTCCCGGGATGAAATAACACTGTTGAAGTCCTATTAATTGCTCGTCTGTAAAGGCTGTAAGGTTTATAGTGCAGGATCTTGTTGTTCCTAATTCACCCTGCTTTTTCACTTGAACTCCGGTGAGTACTGGTTTCGTTCGGACAAAACCACCTTCATACCGTGTGCCAGATCCTATCTCTAATTTACTCGATAATCGATTGTATTGGCCGCAGCTGGAAGCATAAGAACTCAAATGAATCCACGGCATTCGTTGAGCTGCCCATACGGGTCCTTTGTTTGTTCCTCTTGCGTTGAGCTCAGCTTGTGTTCCACCTGGAACGGATTTTCCTTTGAAGGGATTTCCTCCTGCCATAACTTAGTTGTTTAATTGTTCGTACTCTTCTAAAATGTCTTGATAATCTTGTGGTACTCTTAGTAGAGTGCCAGGTTCTAGAGCAAAAGAGCCTTTACCTACTGCGTTTGCTTCAGCAATTAACCACCACATATTCACATCTCCATAAAACTGATAAGCGATTAACTCAACTCGATCACCTATTGTGGTGCGAATGTAGATATCTGACTCCTTTCTAGGAATTGGTGGATAGATAGTTGACCTAACAACCCTCTTTCCATCTTCTGTCTTTTTTTGTGGTATCTTTTCGTATCTATTCATATACTATAAATAGTTACCCGTAGTATTTGTTTGCGCTTGCGTTGAATAGGTTACCTCCGTTATCCGTCAACATTGCAAAGTCGATTGAGATATCTGCAATCATAGGATGTCCTGTTCCGATATCCCAAGTATATTCTGCTGGGTTTGTATCAATCTTTAGAGATGTGCATACGCATGTTACGTTTTTAAACAAGCCACCAACTGTCAACTTTACTATAGGTCCTTTCGTATAAGGTCCTGATGGAGTACCGACTGAAGTTGCTTTAATTAGAGAATCAAGTTTTGCCCACATACCACTTGCTCCACCGCTCCAAGCCACTACCTTAAAGCCCATGCTAACACTTCTAGTTACACCTTTAAAGTTTTTAAAGGTATCTTGACGACCAACAAAGTTTTGATCATTCCAACTTGGACTCCAGCTATCACTTAGTGATGTTAATAGTGCTGGGAAAGATATGCCACTAATAGATAATGGAATAAATCCTGCTGCTGTGTAGTCCGGTTTTCTTTGTGCTCCCGAATCTCTAAAGTTTCCTCGTGACTTTATTCCACCAGTTCTTGATGACGGACTTACGTTTCCAGTTGGTGCTTTACCTTGCCGCTTACCTGCTCTATCGTATTGAAAACCTCTTATTGTTTTTAATAACTCTTCGGGAGTTGGGAATGGTTCTGCTGGTGGTCGATTTGTTTCGAAATAGTTTTCACCTTGAGCTGACTCAAGCGTTTGACCGTCAAAGCTTCTATTCTGGAAATCTTTTGTTGGGAGTATCTGACTACTCTCTGTTCCGTCAGGACTAATCCCTTGCAGCTGTTGAATTATCTGTACAAATAAATCGTCACCAAATCCAGTTCGCTGGATTGTAAGAGTACCTTGATTGAATACTAACTGACCAAAATCCTGTCTCTGCAGAAATGCACTACCATGTTTAACTCTTGGTAGTAGAATCGACAAAGCACGATCTCCTGCATACTCCGCTTTGCTAGGTTCTTGTGTAGGTTTTGGTACAGCGGCTGGTTTTGTTATGCTAATAACACTAACAGACTTTCCTGCATTATCAATGATAATTCCTTGCATTAAGGTTATCACATTTGGCGATATAGATGCAAAAGCTTTTTGTCCTCCTTGAGCAACTACCTCAACTGGATCTTCTAAATTTGTTTGAGATATAAACTGACCGTTTGTGAAGAAGGTTCCTTGAAGGGTCAAGATTGTTGATTGCGGGGAAACATCTTCTACTTGTATCTGCGAGATGAACGCTCCGTTTGTAAAGAATGTTCCTTGCAGTGTTAGTACATTTTCTCTTGGTGTTTTTGTATCAACTAACGATATAAACTGACCGTTAGTTAGCTTTACTCCTTGTAGTATTATTGGATCAAATTCGTAAGGCACGATGTCCTGACCATCTCTATTTGGTTTAAACAAAAATTGATTAACCTCTGTAATGCTGCTGTGGTTAAATACTCCAAATCTTGTTATCTGGATGTAGTCTGTGTAGAAGTCAGATAGAAAAAAGTGCGGTAAGTGTCTTGTCGATTTCACTACATTAGACTGCGCTAACCTATCTTCTAGCTTTATGATATTTGCAAAGCTTTCGTTTGATTTTGGAAGTATGAAGGACACTAGCGGTTTGGTCGCAAATGCATTTGGCACTTGCAACTTCTGCTTTGGACGAGCTGATCGAACGAGTTTTAATAGCTCAGCGTTGCGCTTTCTTGCGTCAGGAAGTTTTTTTAATTCAACTATGGTAGCAGGCTTTGATGGTAGTGTCAGTTTTAAACCCTCTGTCTGTGTATCTTTTGGGGGAAAAGGTAGATCGTTTCCTCCTGGACTTCCAGGTTCAGCCTTTCCTCTAAGCTCAGACACATCACTGTATGTACTAGCCTTTAATCTATCAACCAGACTTATAGTTTTGAATGGCTTCATATTATCTTACGTTTGATGTGTTTAAACCTAAACGAATTACTTCGCCAACCTTTTTACCATCCATCTTAACTTCACCACCTTTAGATGCAACTGCAATAAGCTGATCCATTTTTGCAATCAACTTATCCATCTTATCATCCTTGCTCTCTTTCTCTTCACCGCCACCGCCAAACATACCTCCCAAAGAAGCTAAAGCTGGAGCTACTGCTGCCAATGCAGTTAGTGCTCCGAGTATTGGTAATGCTGCAAATCCGGCCAAAGCTATTCCTCCTAATCCTGCTGCCATTCCAGCCAATGCTCCTGCTACAGCTAACAATCCTGGTGCTGAGGCAGCGATCATCATAAACGCCTCTCCGAGCATACTCAAACCTCCCGACTGAGCTAACTCGTTTAGAGCTAAAGTTGCTGGTAGCATTAAAGTTAATGCAAATGCTGCAAACATTAATCCTGGAGCTGCTACCCAAGATGCTATTCCCAGTGCGATCATTCCATAACCCATCAACGCTAACCCTGCTCCTAAAGCTACTATGTCCATTGCCATTGGTGCTAGTGATACTAGAACCGGTCCTACGATTTCAAATCCTTTTGCTATTTCTTGAATTGCTTTTCCTAATACCCACAAAGCTGCAGCCATGATCAGCATTGCGGCTGCTCCTGCTAGAATCGCTAATGCCCCAACACCACTCATCATTATAGCTCCAACGAGCGCTAATGCTCCAACCAAAGCTAACATTGCTACGATTGCCATACCAATAGCTTCCCACGATACCGAACCAAACTCTTGTGCTGCTTTTGCAAATACAAATACAGCTGCTGCTACTAATATCAATGCGGCTGCTCCTGCAAGTAGTTTTCCTGGATTGATTTTCTCGATTGCTTTTGTTAATCCACCCGTACTCTTACCTGCTCCTGCTGGAACCTTTGAGGCTGCTCCTGCTGCTCCAGACATAGCCTCTGCTCCCTTTGATGCCACTCCAGCTGCTGCTCCGGCTGCACCACCCCCCAATGCGGCTGCGCCTTTTTTCCAAGCGAAGTGCGCTTTCTCTAACGCCCACTGAGCTTTTTCCTTAATCCACATTCCCATTTTAGTTTGACCTATAGTATTTTCTAACAATAAGCGACCTTGTGTTATTCCGAGTCCTACTAATGCTAGTGCGTTTTTACCTTGCTCTAAAGCAAAATCCTTTATACTAGATAAAACTTTCATATTCATCAACCCAGTAATAGCCCACATGATACCTTGATAAACCAAAGCTGCTGCTATTTTTGCTTTTTCCCAAACGACACCTATCATTCTCAGTACGTTTTGACTGGATAGAATCTGAACACCTACCATTAGGAGTGTTGCGTTCTCTTTGAGAAACCCTGCTGCGGCGCCTCCATACTGCATCATATATCCTAATGCACTCATTCCCATACTAGAGCCTTCGCCAAAGTATTTGTTGGACTCCTCTTGAGCATCGATCGATTTCTGCAACTCTTCTACAGTCATTCCAGTAGCCTCTGCTAGTGCCTTTTTCTGGAGTACGTTCATTTTTTCAAACTCTGCGGCTCCTCCTACATTTTTAAGTACTTCTGAAGTTGCTGTTTCTAAATCTCCATTTAACGCTGCCTCCCTAGCTTTGTCTAGGTTTATTTCTTTACCAAGCAAAACAGACGCTTCCATCTGCTTGTTGATGCTATTTTCAAAATCCAGTAAGCCATCAGCCATTTTAGCTGCTGTGGCTATCTCAACTCCCATTTTGTGGAGTTCAATTGCAGCCTTTCCAAATCCTTTAGCACCATCCTTACTATACAAAGCCATGGCTCCGGCATTCTTTGCCATGTCCTTCATTATCTTTCCAGGTGCAACTCCTTGCATTTTGGCCATGTCACCAACAGCCTGCATAGTGTTAGCTGCTGTCTCTGAGGTCTCTCCTGGCATCTGAGACAGTTGTGCGTTTAGTTGAGCTGCCTCTTCTCCTGAGATTCCAAAGGAAGTTGCCATTTTTCCTAACTGACTGACAGTGTCTTTGCTTAGTGCATTTACGTTACCATACTCACTAACAATACCCTTCATAACACCTTGAGTATCGGAAAGTCCTAACCACCAATCCATACTCGCTATGTCCATTTGTTTGAACGTCCCTTCCATCGCCTGACCTGCGGATAAACCCATCTCGTGCATTTCATGGAAGGTATGATGCATCTTTTCAAGACCCTTCACTCCTTCATTAAATGCAAAAAATGCTAATGTTTTTGGATCGGTGGCTATGGCCTTAGCTGTGGCATTAACCTTATCAAAGCTCTTTTTCCATGATTCAGTTTCCTCTCGTATCTCGACAATCTGAGCTGCGATCGCTTCGTTTAGTGCTAAGTTTTCATCAAGATGCTTTTGCATTTTTTCTTGAAGCTTCAGTTCTTGAAGGTGGGTTTCATACTCTTCTTTTGAAAGAAGACCTTTTTCTACCATTAAACTATATTCAGCTGCTTGGGATGCGTAGATACCCGTAAGCCCTGTTGCTCGAGCTACCTCTAACTTATACAAGCTGCCAACCGCCTGCTCCATGTCAGATGCGATGTCAAACGCATTTTGGTTGATGTTTGATATTCGCTCGCCAGCTGCCGCTATCTCCTCTTGAGTAGCATTTGTTGATTGCAGGTTTGCCTTAATCTTTTCTACTAGTGAGTTTGAGCTTTGGTAAGTTTTTTCAATATTCTTAGCTAAGGTTCCGGATAGTTGCATCTCCTTAGACATTTTATTAAACCCTGCGGTCATAGAATTTACATCTATAACCATAGCGCTGAGTGTAGGCTTGTTCTTGGTAATTTCCGCGAACAACTCCTTTATTGCATCTCTAGCGTCTTGTGAGTTTTGTCCTAAATCTTGCATTTACTTTTATTAAAATCTACCAGCACCTCGTGCTCTAAGTTGTCCGGATGCTAGTGCTTTAAGAAAGCTAGTATCTTTCTGCATTAGCGAGTATATTTTGTTTTCAAAATCTCTTCCACTTAGTCCTGCCTCTCTTGCCATGCGTTGAAGTTTAGCGTCGTTCTTCATTGCACTTTGTAGATAACCAGCTCGTCTATCCAGTATTCCGTGCACGTAGTTTCTTGCTCCACCTGCTAACCAATCAAAGAAAGTTTCTTTTAATACTTCATCTTGTTGTTCGGAATTATCATCCCTTTTGTCTTTTAGATCTTTAGCTAAATCCTTAAACGCATCACTCTGAGTTGCTGCTGCTATTTGATAGTCTTTTTTGTCATTAGTTGCTGCATCAAGAGCTGATGCGATCTTGTCTACAATCCAATTAGCGTCCGCTTGTTTGTTCTCTTTTCGAAGCTTTTGAGCATAATTGCGAATTGCTTCACGAAGTCTTTTATTGTCGGATTTCATGTATTCAGTTTAATATAAATATCAACACAAAGGAAAAGCCAACGCTTGGTTGGCTTATCTTCTTGACTGTGATTTTATCTTATTCACTTCAGCTTGTTGTGATTCATTTTCTTTCTTACGAAGATCTGCTAGTTTTAGATAGAAGTATCTCCGCAAGTGTACGGGTAGGTTGTACAGCTCTGTGTAAGTCCATCCCATTTTTCCGTAATACATCAGATCAAAGATCTGATCTTGCATCATGGGCCTGTAATCAGACCCCAGGCCAAAAAAAGTTCACATTGATGGGCATAGCCATCTTTTCAACCTCATGCTGACAGTGTGGACATTCAAAAGAGAATGTTGTGTCGATATCTGGTGTTGCTTCTTTCAAGTACGATCTCAACGCCAAGCTATCTCGAGACAGCATATTATCTACTGACTTGTTGATGAATGCACGATCTTCGTTTCCATCTATAGCAACAATAAGGTGTTTTAATCGAGTACTTAGTTCTGGATCAACTCCTGAGATCTTACTCAACTTCTTGTATCCTTTGATTGCCTCTTCAATTTTCTTCTCATCTCCATGCGTTAAAAACTTGAGAGATAGTTTGTTTTTAGAAATAGGTAGCTCAAAGTTGTGAGTAGTTTGACCTGGAGTGTATCGATCCCAGTCAATTTCTTTTGCAGCAAAGTCACCTAAGTCGATAACGTGTTTAGACTTTTCTCCACAACTTGGACAAGTGACCTCCACATCGTAATCACTACCATAAGCTAGGATTCGAGCTGCGATAAAGATTGCATTCTTATCAACTGTAAGTAGATCGTTGTAGTTGATCTTAGTAACAATTAATGACTGTAATAGTTTATCGATAACAACTCCTTGCTTAATTAAGTTCTGAGATGCTAGGATGTCTTCCTCCTTAGCTGTCATATACTTCATCTCAATCTTTCCACTAGATAGTGGATGTCCTTCTGGATAGAAGTATCCTTTAGATGGTAACTCGATTACCTCGGTAGGTACAATAGATGGAGTTGCAGAAACAGTTTCTACTGTTCCGGTGTTAAATGCTCCCTCTAAAAATTTGGCTTTGATTTCTTCGTCAGTTAGTACCTGCTTTCCTTTTGGGTACTCATCGTTCACAACTTTGCTCATAGATAGTGTTTATTAGTAACTTTCCTATAAATATGTCGCTAAAATAAAAAAGTCCCGCTTTGTTAGCGAGACTCTTTATCGTTATTAGTTTTTGATCTTAGTACTCTAATACACAGTAATCAACTCCTAGTGTTAAAGATACTTCAACTGGAGTTTCAGTTGACCAGTCCATATCACCGAATGTTGCTGTTTTGATGTAAGCTCCTTTAACTTTCCAGTTTTCGATCTTATCACCAACCGGTCCTAGTACGAAGATGTCAAAATCTCTTTTGTAGAAATCTGCATATCCATCACGACCAGTTACTGACTCGTGAGCTACACGTACCCACTCCATCACTGCTTGAGCTCCGGAAGGAACGATTGCGTCATACATTGTGATAGTAATATCATTCCACTTACATTTTCCTTTCATCTTACGGATAATGTTAATGTGATCTAATACCACCTCACCACACTCAATACCTGGGCGAGACACTTTCTTACACAAGAAAGCTGGGATACCTTCTATCGATAGGATAAATCTATTCTGTACCTTAGGTTCGTAGGGTGTGTAGAATATCTCGTTATTTTCAATTAAATTTGCCATGTGTCTTTATTAATAAGTATTAAGCGTTTTCAAAACTTGCTCCAGTAGGAAGAATGTTAAAGTCTAGTACGATAAATTCTGCTGCTTTTGCTGGTTGTAAGTAAATCTGTCCGTACATGATATTTCTATCGATGATGTCTGGTGTGTTGTTAGTTTCATCCATTACAACTCGGAAAGCAAACAATCCTTGACGAGCTTTTACAGTTTCCAAGTATGGTGTTACAATGTTCAAGAATCTCTGACGTGTTGCAGTTGTGTTGTTCTCGAATACTAAATAACGGCTTGAAGATGCAATGAATTTCTTCAATGTGATCAACAATCGACGTACATTGATTCTATCTAGTGCAGAAGGCTTAGCTTGAAGTGTCTTCTGACCCCAGATACAAATTCCTTGTCCAGGGAATGTTGCTATTGCGTTTACTTTGTTTTCGTAAAGGTCGTTTCTTTGTGCTTGATTCAATCTCAACTCAACATCCACTGCTTCAGAGATACCTCCACGGTTTAGACCTGCTGGTGCAAACCACTCGTATGCTACTGAATCGTTAAATGCCATTACTCGAGGTACAACTACTGAAGGTGGTACCCATACTGGTTTGTTTTTGTCAGTATCGATGATTTTCACCCATGGCCAGTAAGTACCAGCGTAGTTAGTGTCAATTCCACTATCAGTTACAGCTGCTACTGCAGATGCTACTGAACCACCTTGAATCACTGGATCAGCGATTACAAAACAGTCACCTCTATCTTCAGCAACTTCAATTGCTTTGTTTACGATAGCTGAGTGATCAGCAATTGTTGCTCCTGGTGTTACGATTAAGTTGATATCGTACTCATCAGCATTACTGATTACGTTAAGTCCTTTTAGGTAAGCTTCACCACCAGCTGCTGTTGCAGAGCTACAGTTCATACCAAACAAGTTAGTTGCTGTGATTGCTGAGCCTACTTTTTTAGGAACTGCTGGATCCATTCCGTCAAATCCACCTTGAAGTGGTACGTTGAATTTAAGAACATTTGCTACGTCTAGTCCTACAAACAAAGAAGCTGAGACACTTGAACCACCAATGAAAGTTGAATTGTCATTCACTTTAGTTGCATTAGGGTGTACAAAACACTGATCAAGGTTAAATCCTGTTCCTTTTTGTACTGTACCTGCTGCTAGCGGTTGCAACCAGTTTGAGTTATCTGCTGTTGAGAAATCCCATCCGTAGTATGCCTTTTTGTTATATGCTCCGTTAATCTCTGGAGTTGTTGTCTCAAGAGTGTAAGAAGGAAAGCTGTAGCTTGAAGATACTGGTTGAACCAACGCTTCAAATCCGAATGGTTTTACGTTAGGGCTGATTGCTTTGTTCTTGATATCATCAACACACTCTACTCGAATGTATTTAGATACATTGTTGTAATCTCCTAATCTTGAAACCACTCCAGTATCGCTTACTGTGTATGAGCGATCACCAATTCGTCTAGCAATGTAGTTTGGTGAGTCTGGATCTAAATTAAGGTTTGAGTAAGACTCAAGTACAAGTGGACGTTGATCTGTATCGCTGTAGTCACGAACTAATAGAGTGAATGATCCGTAATCTGAACCTGGATCCGATCCTGGAAGTGTATTGTTAACAATGCTTATTTTGTAAGCTGTGTTTGTGTTTGTACCATCCGCAAGAGATACTATCTTGAATAGTTGCAATTTCTCGCCACCAATAAGCTGTGATGTGATATAAGGAGTTGCTGCTGGTGCATATTCTCCATACACTGAACTTGAATAGTTAACTAGAGCTGCTACAGATCCTGTTTCAAAAGTTACTGATCCCGATTGTCCTGATAGTGAAGTTAAGAAATCACCAAACCAAGAATACAAGTATCCTTTCTTAGCTCCCTTAACCGACTGACCAAGTACATTAGCCATTGAGTTAGCGCTAGGTGGGTATAAAGATGCTGTTAGGTTTTGTGCAGACACACCTGATCCAGATAATGTGAATCCAAAAGATCCAGTTGCACTGCCTCCAAAAAATCCAGAAGATGTGAAGTCAGACTTGTCATACCCGTTTCCAGTTGAAAATCCAAGAGCAGTTGTTGGCATGATTACACCAACTAATCTTGTGTCAGATCCAGTCGTATGTAGGATGTGAACAGCTTTTGCACTATACCCTCCTGCTTGAAGAACACGTACAACTGTTACCGTCGCTGCGCTATTTAGATAACTCTTAACTGCATAAGGTACATAAGTCTCCTCACTCAAGCCACCAAACTTTGCAATAAAGTCATCAAAGTTTTCAACTTGAGTAGGTACAAATGCAGGTCCTTTAGATGTAGGTCCTATGATTGCTGCTCCAATCGCTGCAATCCCTGCAGGTAAGAAAGATAGGTCTTTTTCATTTGTAAAAACACCTGGTGATACTATTCTTTCGGCCATTGTTGTAATTTGTTGTTAATTTTACTATAAATATCACAACGTAACTCGAAACCTTTTTTTTGTTATGAATTTGGTGTAAATTCACCAGATTCTAAATCAAGAGAACCTTCACCGTATTTTGTATCCAATTCCACTGCTAATGCTTTTTCTGCTTCGTTGGCTTCAAATATCTCTTGCTCGATTGAAGTCTCTTGAGCTTGTAATGTTTCTAAATACTCCTTGGCATTTTTCTGTGCTAACTTTAATTGCACTAGTTGAACACCTAGAGTGTTATACTTATCTTGTAGCTCCTTAATTCGAGCTATTTCTTCGGGGGTAAAAACTTTCTTTTCCATAACTTTCTTAAATAAATATGCTTTAAAAATTCAAAATAATCTCGATTAATTCTAACGTAGATACATTAGATATTTTTACCTGGAGATCTCCATCTTAAATCTACGGGATCATATATAAAGGATAAACCTTCTCCTGGTTGGACAGTTATATCACCCCCTACTAAAAATCTATTTTGTGCAATGCTTCCAATGTCATTATTTTTAAAAATAATGTTTCCAGATGTACCTACATTAAAAACATTGAAGAAAAATGTTTTTGTGTTATCTGGAACTTCAATACCCGTTAATGAAAAATTTCCACCAGTTGTTGAAATTCTAACTAGTATTGAATTAGCTAAATTAGGTATTACCAGATTATTGGTGTTTCCTGTTAAACTAGCGGTTGCAAATGTTGGGCCAAATTGTAAACCTCCAGCCAATGTCAAAGCACCATTTACCTGGAGATCTCCATCAACAACAGTATTTGACGAAGTTAATGGAATTAATAGTTCAATC